AGCACAAAGTTAAGCGAGTCTGAGAGGGCGATGGTTAAGCATACCGTCGCTAGGCTCGTTTCTGCTAATAGGTTTGATGCGCCTTGCGGGTACAAGACAAAAGATAATTTGATCGATATAATCAACTCGTCCCTTGTTAAAGATTCGAAGAGCCCTGGTTACCCCTACCAAGCTGATGGAATGCCATTAAATTCGGCCGTGTTGGCTCGTTATAGTGTCGCAGGTTTTGCGGAGATCGCTCTTAATAGTTGGGGTAACGATTACCAAAATAGAGTCATGATCAAAGGAGAACCTACAAAGCGCGCTAAACTCGACGCTGGCATGGCTCGCATCATAGCAGCCCAACCTCTCCATAAAATGGTGAAAGATCAAGCGATTTTCAGAAATATGCAGACTACTGCAGTTGAAAATTGGCGAGAGTCACCAATTAAATACGCTTTCAACCCGAGCACACCCGGGCATATAGAACACTTGGTGAGTGTGTTCAAGGGTTATGCTGTGTTCGAGAGTGACAAAGCGAATTGGGACTACATGTTCAGTGAGGAAGCCTTTAGGCTTTGTCGGGACATTATTCTGGACTTAGCGGTGCAGCCTTTAGGTATGCCCGATGAGGAATTTAGCCAGTACAGGGTCGACATGAAGAACGCGATCGATGAGGTCATATACGGCGGTGTTTACCGTTGTGATGATGGTCGGTGCTTCAAGTCGAAATTCCCTGGGATCATGAAGAGCGGTTGGGTGTTGACTATTTGGGTCAACAGCATCGCTCAAATCGTTGTTGATACCATGATCAAAGTACGCATGGGGTTGAGCATAGAAGAGATGTGCTCGCCGGCGTACAAGATCATTGCTGGCGGTGATGACGTGCTGCAAACGTTCCCTGATGATTTCGATACGAAAGAGTATATCAGGGTGGGTAGTACGTTCGGCTTCGTGTTGGCCGAGTTTGCGAAACACGATTCGATTGACGGTGCTGAATTTTTCAGCAATACGTTATTGAAAAGGGGTGGCGTCTGGCAGTATTTGCCGGTGCGATTCACCAAACATATCGCTCATATGGTGACTGTTAAGACCGAGGATCTAGCAGGTTGCCTAGCGAGTCATATGGCAAACTATTGCTGGGATCATGAACATTTTAGGTTTTTCGAGAGGATGTACGTTAGCATGCGAGAGACCCAACCTGATCTGTTCCCACTTAAATACCTCAAG